CTTCTTCTTTTACCTCAGGTTCTTTAACTTCTTCTTCCTTCGGCTCTTCCGCTACTTCTTCTTTAACCTCTTCTTTCTTAAGGTTCTCGAAATGTTTAGCGATATTTTCAATCATAGGAAGGATAGATTTAGTAACTTTTTCGACAATAGAATCCTCAGAGTCTTTAAGTTCTTTTCTAACGCCCTCATAAGACTTTACAACGGCTTCGAACGCAGATAATAGTTCTGCACCAGAAATCAATTCAGAAGCTTCTGCTGGAGCTGTAGGAGCCTCAGATTTCTTAACTTCTTCCTTTTCTTCTTTCTTGTCTTTATCTTTACCTTTTTCCTTGTCCTTGCCTTTTTCTTTCTCGTCCTTCTTGTCTTCTTTGTCTTCTTTTTTATCAGCAGACTTTTCGACAACCTCTTCGTCCTCTTCTTTAGCCTCTTCGGATTTTTCTTCCTCTTTAGGCTCCTCGGCTTTTTCTTCTTCCTTCTCTTCTGGTTCCGGAATTTTAGCCTCGGCTACAGGGGTAACGTCTTGTTCAACAGATAAGTCCATAGATTTTTCTACAACTTCCTTTTCTGACATACCCTCTAGTTCTTTCGTTAACTCAGAAATTTTTACTTGTGTCATTAATTATTGCTCCTTTCTGGATTTCGAATAAAATGTTTTTAGTTTTTCTAATGCTTCATTTCTAGAATACCCTTTAGCAATCTGCAAAAATAGCATCGCGCACTCCGGAGTATTTCTATCCATTGCATCTAGGTAATCTCCTATCTTATCCCATGTCTCTGCAAACTCTTTATCGTCAGATTTCTTTAACGTCCATGTTAGGTTGTAAAGGCTTCTAGCAAATGATTCTGGACTTAATGCTCCAGCGTCGAGAGCGTTGTCTGGTGAAATAGGATAACCAGCCGTAAAGGACTTCATGAAATGTTCCCATGTTGCAAATGGGTTAGCTGGGTTTGTTGTTACTGCTACGTTTGTGACGCGTAACTTTTTAAGAATACGAGGGTCTTCTTCATCCCGTCCTAAACCGAACCCCTCTACAGAGAATCCTAGTTTGCGTTTTACACCGGACTTTTGGATGTTTGTTGCTAAATCCCACATACTCTTAGCGTAAGGGTTGTCCTTATATAGTTTACATTCAACATATAAACCAACGTCTGGGTCAACATATGTCCCTTCTGTTGGAACTCCTATTTTGTAGAAGTCTCCTTGTTGATGCTCGTAATTTATGTATCCATGTTGCAAGAAGTAATCAATGTCAATCCCGTTAGGGTCAACAATATCGTCTTGTCTGTCTAAGTCACGAGTTGTTGCGTACCCACGAAGATACCAAGATTTCTCGGAAGGAGAATCGTCATTCTTTTTAATAGATTCTTCAATATCGATTGGTACGAACATATTAAACTTACCTGTTGCTTTATCCACGTATGTTTCCAAGTGCATTCCTCCTTTCTAAGTGGTACGATAGTAACTGATATTAATATAGCAAAAGTACCACTTAGTCGAGGGTTATTCTAATTTTTGTTGGTTAATTTGTAATATAGACTTCTCGGAATGTTAATGATAGCTAAAGCCATGTAATAAAAAACAGCTCTGTAACTATTCATTACTTCTTACCGCCTTTCTTAGCATCGCTATTTACAGTTTCACCGTTGTTGCCTTTGCCGCCTTGCTTTGCAGAATTGGTATTTCTAGCTCCTTTTACTTGTCCATCCTTACCTACGGACTTGTTATAGGTGCCTTTACCGTTAACGTTTTTAGAGTCACCGTTCATCCCTTTCTGTTGTGCTTCTGACTGCTCTTTGGTTGGCGTTGAGGTCTTGGTTTTAGCTGCTGCATTCGCTTGTTTTGCTTCTTGCTTCTGCAATGCGAACTGTTGCTCCATCATTTTCTCTTGCATGATTTGACCTAGACTTTGTACGTGAACACCACTGTTGATTACGTCTCCACCCTCTACTGGAGGATAGCCAAGCTTCTTACGGATGTCATTAAATGTAAGACCGACTTTAGATTGTAATTCAAGAGTTTCTAAGATTTCACGTTCTGTCTGTGCGTCTCCACCAACGAATGTGAATATGTATTTATCACCAAACTGTGAAACTATGTATTTATTGATTGCATCCTCAATGAATTTTAATAGAGGCTCTAGTCCTTTGTCACGAGAGATACGGTTCTTTTCTCTTGCGCTTGTTTCATTTAGTGTGCTACCAGAACTACCAGTAGCTCCGCCACGGTTCGGGAAGTTAATCTCCGATGGGTCGATAGCGTAGATACTACATAAAACGTTGATTAGATAGTTTAGCCATCTTTCAAACTCCATATCTCTCGATGATTGAGTCATATTGATGAACTTAACATCCTCTGCTGATACAACCGGAATCTTCCAAGCGCCGTTGATACCACTAAACATTGTTTGCCATTCACGACGGAATGCCTGTAAAGCATGTCTCGATTGGTCTTGTCCAGTTTTAATGTGAAGTAATCCACGAGTTGTACCACCTTGAGCAAAGTAACGAGCGTTGAATAGCTCTGTATTCTCATGGTACTGTAAATGATTCATTGCTAGTTCTAGCTCAGAATAACCATATCGACCTACCGTAATATCGGTACGCGGGTTATGAACTTCCCAAGCCATCTCTTTCGCTTTGAATGCCGCTACTTTTCTTCGGTCTAAAACCTGTACGAACTTCTCGGAATCCTTACCTTTAGGTTCGCGCCCTTCTTTATCAACCGCTACGTAAATTGTAGAAGCATCTACCGCTTTGAAACGATTAAGTTCGCCCTGCTTATCGTAGATTAATTCGAAGTTAATCTTGTCATAAATAAGGCGGTCACGGATAATCTTCTTAATGAATCCGCGGAAGTTATCTCGTGTGTAGTCATCCTTCATGTTTCCTGTATATTGAAGGAAGTCTTCTATTCGTTTGATTGCAGCTTCTTCATGTGTAGTCGGGTCTTTAAATGGGTCTTTTAATCGAACCTCATACCCTACACCTCTCGAACTGTATCGAGCCGGGCTACAGAACATCGAAACTTGGTTAACACGGGTGTTGATGATAGCATTAACAATGATGTTCTTTCGTGACCACAACTTTAAATTTTCTAACAGGTTGTAGTTGCCATCTTTTGACGGAGCCTCTTTGTAATCAGGGTTAATTGAGAATTGACCTAATATCGGTTCTTCATAAGCTTTGGCTTTACCTTTTTCTGCTGTCGTACTCTTCATAATTTGCTCTTCTTCAATCTGTCGAATCATCGTAGAAATCTCAGAGTGCTTGTCCTCTGGATTCAATAATTCTAATGGATTTGCCGAAGGAGCTTTCTTTAGGAAACTCCAGAATCCCATTTGCATTCCACCTTCTATTCAAATAAAATAGGGAATATTCTGAATTATCTGTATTCGAAAACCTTGCGACTGTTCTTGACATCGAGATAACTTGCATAGACTATTTCCCCGTTCGCATCTATTAAGGCTACATTTTTATCTCCAGTCATATCCATGATTAACAACTTCTCTCGTTCTAGGATGGAGTACACTTTCACTTTCGTTCCACCTAAGAGCCTGTAGTAACTAACCACTTCAATCCAAGTTAAACCTGTAGCTAACAGTTGCTTTGCTTTATTCCATTTTTCATCTTTTTGATATGAGGTCAATAAAACCACACCCTATTTATTAATATAGTACTAAGTAGTTGATTTTGTTGGAAATGTCCTTACTTCTATTATACCATATATAAGGCAACTCCCTATTTTCGTGGACATAAAAAATGCCCCATCACGGTACGTACATACCAGACAGGGCTAATCCGTTTCATTTAAGAGCGTGTTAACATAAAACGAATGAAAAATCAACCTATTCAAAGTGAGAAGGATAATATGCCTAACAAAACATGTATCTAAGATTTCACGAATCAGAGGAGGAGAAAACTAGATACGATAGGTTATGGGGGAACCTATATCTATATTATAACCTGTATTGAAGAAAAATACACACTAACAAGTAAAATATTTTAAAAATTCTGAATATTTATTTTAGGTATAATCCTGACAAGCCTTTAACTTGTTTATCATCTAATATGAGGTATCTAGGAGCCTCGTACAACGTCTTTAACTTCTTATTGGATAAATTACATCAGAATCGCTCAATCGGCTTCTGTCGGCTTCGTCTGTCCTGATGAGCTACTTGTCTTTTATTAATTATTTTTTTGGACGTAGAGTATAATAAATATAACTAAATAAAATAACTAATATTAAATATTATATATGTAATTAAATATTAATAATAAATACAGTAATAGATATAGGGAACCCTTAAAAATAAAATAGGGAATAGTATCAGAAATATTACCTATTATTTATTTAAAATTAAAACATTTAGTCAAGAGTAAAATTAAATATATGTCAGTTAAACCTTGATATAATAAGGTTTGTCAGATATGAGGTAAACCTATTTCATTAGTAAAAAGTTAAAATAAAATAGGGAATAGTTATTTTTAAGGAATAACTTGTACTCAAAAAAGATATACTAGGTAGTGTAGAATTTACTTAAAACTAATTAGGTAATGTTGTTGACATTTAGGAAATAAGGTGCTATTGTAGATGTACAACAACAAATAAAACGAAAAGGAGTGTCAAAATAAAGATGACAAAAAAAGAACGAACACCTAAGAGATTGAAAAAATATAGAATGGATGCAGGTTATACAACATATTCACTAGGAGATAAGTTGGGAGTAAGCTTCTCAACAGTTAGTAACTGGGAAGGTGGACTTAAATTCCCTAGACCGGAAAAGTTAATGTTGCTGGAGGACTTATTCAAAGTAGGTTATAGAGAACTATTTGAAGATTTATCAGAAGACGAAAATAGGGAACTGGAGTCAAAACGATATGGTTTATTAGAAAAGAAAAATAGAGCCGTGGAGGGAAAATAAGTGTTTGTAACTAGTGAGATAGAATATATAAGTAAATATGGAGTAGAAGTTAATGTTAGAAAAGACACATACAACAGGCTTACATTATCGATATTTGATTTCTCAGTACTAGGTATTATAGAAAATGTGGAAAGGAAAGAAATGATTACAAGAGCAATCAATAACTTTATACTTAAATTCATTGTAGAAACTAAGCTAAAGGAGGCGCTAGACGAATTTATTGGTAAACCTATAGACGATTCATTAATCTATACTATTCAATATACGATAGAAAAAAAGATGGACTACTATGAGAATATAAATGGAATAGAATTTTCAAGGATATTAGGAGTACACATTATGAACTATGTACACGGCTGCTTGCTAGAATTAGAAACTGGCTGCGTACATTAAAAAAGACCAGCCGCACAAACTGGTCTTTTTACTATTCCCTATTTTATTTTA